CATTCTCACACATGACAATTCCCTGCTCATTCTGTGGTTAAATCGACTTGCTCGGTTAATATTCTTGAAAACTTGGCGCTTATATGGCCCATGCCACAACTTTTGAACGATACTAATAAATTACGCATTCCATTCGTTCAAGGGAAGTTCAATATGGGGGGAACCGGTGTTTTTCTATTTTGCGGTGACAGAAGCATGCAAGTGATGATCACGCGGAGACATCCAGAGATCGCGATACACGAAAAAAATGATAACTCCAGAAATGACTGGTGTTTCACGGTTGTTCGTAGAGAAGACCCTCGTGAGGGTCAAAAAAGTTCAATTTTCACCTATCTTTCACCGAACGGTAAAATTCCAAGGTTTAAAGCAGGGTCCTTACCACTATTTCCTCAAAAATATCCGGAACCGAATGGTGCCGAAATAGAACACGGTACATTCATAAAAATAATTGAATATCAAATACCACGTTATAAAACCCTTATCACTTTAGATATGTATAATAGACTTAACTGTCTATTGCCGCGTTTAGCATTGCCGATTCGTCTTTGGGACCGAAGGAAAGGTTGGTCTGCACAATCTTTTGAGACAACATTATCAGGACTTTCAGTTAGATTGGAAGAAGATACTCGTGGAATGTTGGAATTTAAGAGTTCAAGCACCTTTGATATTGATGGTAAAACATTTCCTACAAGAATTTATGCATTTAAAAAGGAAGAGCAGGCAAAACGTTACCGAAATGAAGAAGGTGTGATTTTTGTTAAAAATGGACAGACCCATGGACATTTGAAAAAAGATTTTTTTAGGCGGAAAAATGTCGGAATGCTAAATTTGGCGAATTTATTATTAGTTGAAGTTAACTGCGATGCTCTTGATAGAAGGTCGGACGAAAAACTATTTATGGCAAGTAGAGACAGATTGCGTAATGGGCAATTAAAAAAAGATGTAGAAAACCAGTTGCAAATTTTAATTAGTGAGCATGCAGGATTAAGAGAACTTAAGGAAAGACGCAGACGCGAAGAAGTAAAAGAGAGGTTAGAAACCTGCACGCCATTAGAAAATGTTCTTGAAAAGATAATTAAGAGTAATCCGACATTGGCAAGCCTTCTAAGCTCTGGTGTAAGAATAAGTCATCCTTTCAAACGGGATGAAGCAAGTAGTACTGACGAATTTGTTGGGAAAAAATACCCCACTTATTTTGAATTAAAGGCGAGCAAAAAGAAGGATTTTGTAAAAAACTGCTATATAAAACAACGTTTTAGGATTCAATTCGCAACTGATGCAGAAGATAATTACTTTAATCGTGACACCGATCCGGGAACATTACATGTTTATTGCAATGATGAAAAGTATCCATCTGGTGTGGTTAATCTTTGGCGAGGTACAGCAACATTAAATCTTGAACTACCTGATAATGCCCAAAGGGGCGATGAGTATGAATTCCTCGTTAGTGTTACGGATGCGAGTCGAGTTCAACCATTTTTAAATCCATTTAAAGCCTATGTTGCAGGTATCGCGAAGAAAAATGGAAAACCCTCCAAAGGAAAAAGAAAGCGCCCGGTAAAGCCTGGTGACGGAACTGAACAGCGACCAAATGGACTCGGAATACCTGAGGTTTATGAAGTTAACGAGGATGGCTGGGATCGGTATGGATTTGACCGTGAATCAGGAATAGCACTTCGGCAAGGTGAAGGTGGATACTATTTTATGTGCAATGTTGACAACGTGTATTTGAAAAATGAACAAAAAACGTCAAATACAGATGCCGAACTTTTAAAACTACAGTTCAAATATGGTTTAGCACTCGTATCACTAGCTCTACTCAACGAGGAGGAAAAAAGAGATAAAAAAAATGATATTAAAGATAACGGTGATGGTGAAAGTATAGCTCAAATTGTTTTCGAGGTTACAAAAGCAATATCCCCTTTTGTGTTGCCAATTATTAGAGAACTTGGTGGGATTTCGATATAATGACTGGGGCAATTTAAGCAGATTTCGAACTTCAAATGAAGGGATAAAGCTATAATGAGTAAAATAAAAAAAACCACTGAATCGAAAAACAGCTTGGATGGTACAAAAAAGAAAATACAAACATCACTTCATTTGAATTCGCCGGTAACGGGTTGTACTCATACCTTTTACAAGTATCCTGCAAGATTTCATCCTGATTTTGCTAAGACCGTAATTTCACAATTTACAGAAAAGGGAGATATTGTAATTGACCCTTTTTTAGGTGGTGGTACAACAGCTGTTGAATCTATTTGTAGTGGGCGCAGATTTTTTGGTGTCGATATAAACCCGATTGCATCATTTCTAAGTTCTGTTAAGACGACTCCGCTCACAGATAAAGAAATAGATCAAATAACGATTTGGGCTGATAATTTATCCAACAGAGTTAATCTACACAAAAAACATAGATTATCTGATTTTTGGTCTCCTTACACGAAGTACCTTCCATGGTGGATAAGAAAAACAATTGGATTCCTAATTCATAATATTGATAGATGTTTTTGGGTTGATCGTCAAAAAAATTTTCTTAAATGCAATCTTTTGTCAACTGCCCAATGGGCATTAGATAGTAAAACTAAAGCTAAAACGAAAGATGAGTTCATAAAGCATTTCAAAGAGAACCTCTACCTAATGATAGAAGGTATGTTCGACCTAAAAATGAGAATTAAAAAAAATTTAGATGTTCCACCATCAGAAATACAAAGACGCAGAAAAATACTAACACGTCCGATACTTGGGATAGAGAAAGACCTTCGTGTGATAAAAAATTGGATACCTGCGAAATTGATATTAACTTCACCTCCTTATCCAGGTGTACACGTTTTGTATCATAGGTGGCAGGTTAATGGGAGAAAAGAAACGCCCGCCCCCTATTGGATTATAAATACACCAGATGGAAATGGTTTATCTTATTACACCCTTGGAAACAGATTACAAAAAGGACTAATAAATTATTTCAAAAATTTAAAATTTTCTTTCAATTCAATTAAAAACCTGATGAATAAAGATACTTTGTTGGTACAGCTTGTTGGTTTTTCCGATCCAGAGTGGCAGTTAGAAAAATACTTGAAAATAATGAAAGAAGTTGGGCTAAACGAAATTAGCCTATCGAGGTGCCGAGCGCAACGTATACAAAGAAAAGTTCCAAACCGAAAATGGTATACACAGTATAAAGTCTTGAATAGTTATAGCGATCAAGAGTTTTTGATAGTACATAAATTAAATAGCTGAATCTACAAACTACTTAAATCTGATTGGCTTGTTAACAGATCCGTGTCGATAGCCTCCACGGTCTGCCTTTCCAGGGCCCTGGTCACATGCTGGTAATGTTTCCGCAAGGTTTCAGGATTTGATCCGACCACATTGGCCAGGGCCTTGACATCCACACCCCTTTCAAGCGCCGCCGTGACAAACTGATGCCGCAAATCATAGGGCCTGATCCGCCGGACGATCCCGGCGTCGGTCAAACACTGTTTCCAGGTTTTTTTTATCGATTTAATCGTCCGGCCGTAATAATGCACGATTGTGCCATGCTGCCAGCCGGCGGCCAGGTCGTCTTCATACCAACAGTTTAATTTGTCGATAAAATCAGGATGAAGCGGAATCCAGCGCGGCTTGCGGATTTTGTATTTACCTTTGGCAGCCGATAGCACCTGGATGTTTTCACTATCCCAGTTGACCGCCGGCCAGGGCACCGCGAACAGTTCCACTGCCCCGACCCTTTGGCCGGTAAAATAGGCCATCCAGATCACCCGCAGCAAATGCGGTTTGGCGTGCTTTAAAATGGCCGCAATTTCGGCCGGCGTGGGCGGCATGATCACCGCGTCATCGGCCATGGGTGCCTTATAGCTGGCCACCGGATTGCTGGGTATCAAGGGCGGGTCAAATTTGGCCGCCCAGTTTAAAATGGCTTTTATGTCTGTTATTTCCCGGCGGATTGTCGAATATTTGCGCCCAGCTCCCCGCCGGGCCTGGACATATCGGTCCAGGTCGACCTGGCCGATGCGTGCTGCATCTTTGTTTCCCAGGGCCGGCAGAATATTGGCCGCCAGCCTGATTTTTAGATGTTTTAGGCTGTTTTTATTGAACTGGCCCGCCTGGCTGTACGCTTTGGCCAGGTCCACAAAAGACGGCCCGGCCAGCCTGGCCGTGCCCGGTTTTTTCAGCCCCAGTTCGTCATTGCGCTTTTGGGCCGCAGCCTTCGCCTGGGGCCCGCGGCCGAAATATTCCCTGGGATATTTCAGCTTCCCGGTTTTTTCATCTCGGACCTTATAATAAACAATCCAGCGCCCATCCTTTAGCTGCCTGACGGCCATGACTACACCTATTGATTAATTAAGTAAAAGAAGAATATCTTTTTCTAGTTTCCCAGTAGGAACACAAAAAATTTTTATTTCCGGTATCTCAACTATTTGACCAAGTTCTAAAGTAATCTTGTTTCTGTATTTTCGTGGCGGTGGATGCAAAGAAGCTTCGAGGCTATCTACTTCTAAAATGTATTGACTTTTTATTTTTACTTGTGTTTGTGATTCGTTGATATTTGTCAGAGTAGCATTAACCTTGCCTGTTAGTTCCATATATCTGCTAACAGTGACAAGGCCTTCCACACCGCCCATATATTTATAATCTTGTTTTGCTGCGGCAGCGGAAATGTTGAAAGTTCCGTTTCCTCCAAAATTTTTATAATTGGAGTTAATAACACCACAATTCACATATTTTTCCGGATCCCCAGTATATGTAATTTCTATAATGCTTCTGTTTTTATCGAAGTTATTAATCGTAAAAGGCGGGTTTTTAAAATTCTGGCTTATTTCCTGATATATCTGATCTATTGATTTATCTATTTTCAATTCGCTTTCTATTTGTGGACTGCTTGCAGGCTTTGTATATTTAAAATCACTAGAACAAGAAATGTTAAACACGCTGATTAAAAGCATTACAATGATAAGCAGATAGATAAATTTGTTTTTTAGCATAATTGTTTTCTCCAAAAGAAAATGCCCGGCCACCAAACAACCGGCCGGGCAATATCTGTAAATATTATTATTTAGTTTAATGCTGGTGATACCCGAATATAAAACCGGCCGGATTCTCCTGGGATATATGTGGCCTGCCGTTTTTCGCGCCGTCCGTTTGTACAGCTTTCATATGTCAGCGTCCGAATCTGTTTTTTGTTTAATGCAGATTCAGCCGCTTCAATCAGCTTGCGGACATCGGCAGCCGCTGGGACATCCCTGAGAAGAAATTCTGCGCCGGAGCCAACGGGTAATTCCGTGATTGAAAAATTAGGCGAACAGGCAACCTTTTCCACGACATAGTCACCCACCCGCCGACCAGTTGCTTGAAGTGTTACAAATGCCAGGGGGCCCTTTTTTGCAGCCACTACCTGCAAAAAATCGACGATTTTGCCAGACCGGCGTGCTGTTGCCCGCCTGTCTGCTACGGGGCCTCTTCGATTTGCAAGTTCGCGGCGCAATTCATCGATACGGGCCTGTAACGCTTCGATGGTTGTTTGTTGGGATTCAAACAATTGCTGGTAAACATCCATTTTAATCAATTCCTATTATAATAGCAGGCCCCTAGTTGATGCTATTACTGATCTGGTGGTTTAATGTTTTTCTTGTCCATAGACCCAATCGAACAAAGAAATGTCACGTCTTTCTATCCTGGATGTTCTCCCCCCCAAAGTTGATATATACCTTACTCTTAACGGCGCCTTTGACGCTTTGCCAGGCCACCAACATCCTCTTTAGCAGCCTGGGTTTCATCCAGTTGTTTCTTTAGGTCATCAACTCTATCCTTCAATGTTTCAATCGTGATTTTTTGAGCCTTTATTAGCTCCAATAAGTGATTCCGGTTTTCAACCTCCTTTCGTATGTCCTGGTTCTGCTCAGTGGGAATATCACTTGTGTCTGGTTCTGGCTGGCTTGTGGTTATCGTGTCACCGGACCCGTATAATAACCAATTTAAATCGATATCATTTTCAACGGCCCAGTTGACGATTAAAGGCTGTAATGTGTTTCGTTTTTTACGATTTGAATAATTCGACCGACTTATGCCCAAAACTTTGGCCAGGTCGCCTTCTTTGCTCACCCCTGCCGCCTGTTTCAACCGCAATAAAATCATATCCAATTCGCTTTTTATAAATTTTTGTGTTGACATCGTGAAATTTTTTCACTATCTTAGTAAGTGTGAATAAATTAGTATAAAAAATTAACACTTCTAAGAAGAAAGCCTTAGCATGACGGTAAAAAGTTTACAAGTGAAAAAATCTAATCGAAACCGTTTAGCCCTCAACTGCCTAAAAAAAATTGGATATCAGCTTCCTGAAATCCGCCAAGCCCTTGTCGCACTCAATGGCCTAAAACGGTCAAGCCTTAATTTTACACCGGCTATTATCACTATGACATTGAGCGGCCAACGCCATGCTGGTCCAGTCACTGTTAAAGTCCAAAGTGCCATTGCAAAGGCCCTGGGCTTGGAACTGGCGGAACTTTTCCCGCCCACTAAAAAAGGTGCTGCATGTCAGAAGACCAGTTGAAAATAGTGGCCATGACCATCGAATCAGTACGCCGAGATGTCAACCAGCGCCTTGACGAATTGGCCACCCAGGTCAACTGCCTGCTACCGGAAACCAAACCAGTCGACCCGGTCACCGACTGGAAAGGCGAAGTTGAAAGCTGGTGAAAGTGTAAAATATTTTCACGTTTAAGCATATAAGAATCGAAAGGTTTTTTTCTTATGATGGATGAAATTTATGATTTGCTGGACAGCGCCGCCAAGCGATACCCCATGAAAGCCCTGGCGGACGATATAAACAAGGCCGAATCCACCCTGCGGAACGAACTTAACCGCCAGGACGGCTACAAGCTGGGTCTGCAAACCGCAATCCTGATCATGCGCCGCACCGGCGACCTGGCCGCCTTAGACCGCATAGAGGCCTTATTCAACCGCACCGCCCTTGACCTGCCCGAACCCGCAGACATACCCACCAGCCCCCGGCCCTTGGTCAACCAGGCCGCTGGCTTGATGAAAGAAACATCCGAAGCCCTGGCCGCTGTGTCCGATGCCCTTCACCCATCCAGCCCCGGCGGTGAAAACATGACCGCCCGCGAGGCCAGCAAGTGCGCCAGCGAACTGGACGATGTAATCGACGTTTGCACCAAATTGAAAGCCTACTGTGACCTGATCTTAAAAAGGTAAAACGCCCATGGATGAAAAAGCCGTTTTAAAACGCTTAAACCGGATTTTAGCCAAGGCCGACATGGCCCGCAGCATGGCCAAAAGCAGCAAGACCGAACTGTTGATGATCGGCGTTATGGCCGGCATTGAATTGGCCGCCGATGAAATCGAAGGCGTCAAACGCGACGATGCTAACCGTTTTCTGGACAATCTGGCCACCAGGGCCCGGCTGGAAAATCAAGCCGCTTGAAAGGAGTGCGCCCCATGCAAAACCCCTGTTTAGCGTGTAAGCTGAAAGACTACGACAAAAGCGGCCCGGCCTGTACAGCTTGCAAATCCCGCCTGGCATATGCCGCGGCCATCGCTGCCGATCCCGCCGCCCGCCCGGCACACATCCCGCCACCGTCCGATAATCCCGATATGAAAATCGAGCAGCTGATCCAGGACATATGCAGCGCCAACATGGTCGACGCCATCCAGATGCGCCGCCGGGCCAGCGGCAAAAAATACGCCAGGGCCCGGCAGCAGATAATACGCACCTTGCACGACCAGCATGGCCTGGCCGCCAAGCAAATCGCCCTTTTAATCAATTCCACAACCGGCGGCGTGCAGCATTATATCGAATCATACAGAATCGATTTCCGTCTGGCCGAAGCCGACAAGGTCCCATCGCTCAAAAAAAGAAAGGGCCAGGCCCTGGCATACATGGCCAAATTTTGCGCCGCCAAAAAAATCGCCCACCAGTGTTTTTTACATGACCGCAACCCCCACACCGTCAAGCTGCGCTATGCCTGCGCCTATCAGATATATGAAAAAAAGCTGTTGCGACAGGTCGAAATCTGCCGCCTGTTTGAAAAATCACACACCTGGTTCTGGAAGGTCCGCGAACTGGTCAGAAAAGGAAGGCTTGACCCATGCAGTATTTAGTCGGTTTTTTGTTCATTATCGGCATGGCCCTGGCCGGCAGCGACGCCCCGGCCCACATATGGCCCTGGAACGTGCTTTCCGGCGCCATCCTTTTCGGCCTGGCCGTGATCCTGTCAAACTTCAAATTCAAATCCTGAAAACCAATTGCGCCCAGGGCACCGTGGCGCCAATAACGGGCCCATTTCTGTCATTCGTTCCACCTCCTACCCGGAGCCCTGCCGGGTTACAGTACCCGCCGGCTTGAGTCGGCCGGCGGGGAATCAGGGCACAGAAAGGCCGCCATGCACAACCTGGCTAGTTTATTAAAATTCATGTTGAGCAATGAAGGCCCGGCCGCCGATGCCGGCCCCATGATCGATGCCCGCGGCATCCACTGCGGCACCTTTTACAGAACAACCAACGGCCGCAGCCGAAACGGCGCCTTTAAGAAAAACCGCCGGGCCGACCTGAAACGCCGGGCCCGCCGCCGCAGCCGATAACCGCCACCAATATCAGAAAGGATTAAAAGCATGTTAGCTGACATCGGTTTTATGTACCTGGCCGCATTCTTTGGCTTTCTGGCCGGCTTTGCGCTTTGCGCCGTGCTGACCGCCGGCAAAATCACCGACCTGCAAGCCCAGGTTTGCCAGGCCGGCCAGCCCCTGGACGACGACCCGCCGGCCGCCAAAGAACTGGCCCCGCCGATCATCCGGCCCCAGGCCCCGGCCGATGAAACTTTATGTTCGCTGATAAAATGAACCGCCGGCCATATACCAAGGTGGTTTCCGTGCCCCTGGACGATATTTTGACCACTGACGAGGACATCATAAAAGTTAAGATCAAGGGCAAACCTTACAGCCTGCGCCGCGACCTGGTCGACTTTAGCCCCGGCCACGTCATTATGCCGGCCTGGCTGTACAACCGCATGTTCAAAGAAAGGCCCCAAAATGCGCATTCCCATCAATGATTTAATCAAGTATCTGAAATTGACCCGCGGCCAGGCCGGCCCCGAATTGACCGTCGATGTCAAAGGCCTGGAAGTCCGTGACCTGGCCGGCGCCGAAATCGGTTTTAATGGCCAGGACCTGGCCACCTATTTGCAGCCACCTGCCCGCCGGCAGCCGGCCGCCTGGCCGTGTGAAATGCACCCGCCCGGCTACCGCCAGCCCGACCGGCCGGTCCTGGGCAAACCCATGTCACTTTATGAAGTTTTCAACCAGGTATCCGCCGGCTGTCCCTGGTGGCGCCAGTCGCACCCCGAAGGCCCCATATGCACGGCCACCGATAACCGCAATTGCACAATGAAAAACTGCGCCGTCCTTTATATGGCCAACGTCCTGATCGAACACCAAAAACTGGTAGAGGCCGTCAACCCATGATCGACTGGCCAAAAACCTTCACATACTGGATTGAAAACCGCACCCTGTACATATCGGCGCCCTTTACCTGGGAAATTCCGAAAATAAAGGCCTGGGTGCGCCAGCGGTCGATTTTATGGGACCAGGTTGCAATCGGCGGGCCCGCGGTCGAGTTGACCAAACACCAGGGCCCGTTTGATGCCATGCCCTGGGTCCAGGTTAAAACCGGCACCTATTACCCCGGCGTTTTACAGCTGGTCAACCCCCTGGCCACCAAAACCACAACCGGCTGCATTAGGGCTTGCCCCTGGTGTGCCGTGCCAAAGGCCGAAGGCCGGCTGATTGAACTGGAAGACTGGCCCGACCGGCCCATCCTGATTGACAACAACTTGCTGGCCGCCAGCCAGGCCCACTTCGACAAGGTCATCGACCGTTTAAAAGTCCACGGCTGGGCCGACTTCAACCAGGGCTTAGATGCCCGCCTGCTTACCGACTACCACGCCAAACGCATTGCAGAGATAAAACGGCCCATTGTGCGCCTGGCCCTGGACTGCATGGCCCACAGCGAAAGCTGGGCAACCGCATATGACAGCCTGCGCCGGGCCGGCATTGCAAAGCGGTCTATCAGGTCCATGGCCTTGCTGGGCTTTGGCACCGATCCTGCCGAAGCCTGGGCCCGCTGCAACTGGATCGACAGCCACGGCGTGCGCGTAACACCGTGCTGGTATCATCCACTGGATGCCACCGCCCACAATGCCATAACACCCGACCAGGCCGCCATGGGATGGACCGACTACGAGCGCCGCAAAATAATGCAATGGTTTTTCAAACACAAAAAGGCCGTCAAATACCGGACCAAAAGCCCCTGGTTAGCATAAAATAGACAGAATTCCTTTTTCTATTAACACCATAGGAGCCCCGACAGATGAAACAGAACAGACAGCCCATCAAAGCACAGGCATCATTAAAATTCCGGCCGCCCCGCCCCGCCCCCTTTTTCAACGTAAAACCGGCCAAAGGTCCAATTAGACAGGCGCAATTAACCGGCTGCCGCGGGTCCTTCCTGGACCCCCACTCTCTGCGGTTTCCGGCAGCCCGATAGACGCGTCCAGTGAAATTTTATTTCGGAACGGAAAACGGAAATTTTTTTTATGTCTGAAAACAACGGCCAGATAAAAAGTAAATTCATTTTTGAATGCCTCAATTCCAACGAATTAGGCGATGGCACGCTATATGTGGAGGTCAACCGCGGCGATTTTGTATATAACGCCAGCGCCGAAGAATGGCTGCAATGGGACGGCCACCACTGGACGCGTGACCTATTGCAGAAAAGCCTGGCAGCCTGCGAAAAGGTGGTCGATGTCTATTTAAACGAATATTCAAGCCTTTGTAATCGAATCACCGACCTAGCCGGCAACCCTGACAATGAAGGCCTGGTCAAAGACTTAAAAAAGAAACAAAGCAATATTTTAAAACGAGTCAGCCGGCTGCGGTCGGTCCGCGGCCGGACCAATTGTCTAAAATTCGCCAACAGCATTGCTGATCCTATGGCCATCCTGGGGGACGAAATAGACAGCTGCCCCTGGCTACTTGCTTGTGAAAACGGCGTCATCGACCTGGAAACCGGCGAAATTCAGGACGGCCGGCCGAATGATTATCTATTGAAATCCAGTCCAGTGGCTTGGGAAGGCATCGACGCACCCCGCAAACTATGGGAAAAAACCCTGCTTGATATTTTCGCCGGCGACCAGGAGGTCGTCGACTTTGTCCAGCGCCTTTTCGGCGCCTCAATCGTCGGCAAACGAACCGAAGACATTATGACGGTATTTTCCGGCCGCGGTCGGAACGGTAAAAGCCTGATTGTCGATAAGGTATCCCAGGTCCTGGGCGACCTGGCCGGGCCGATCCCGGCCGAGATGCTACTCGACCAGGGCAAATATAAAAGCGCATCTGGACCCAGCCCCGACATCATGGCCCTGCGCGGCCTGCGGATTGCATTCGCATCGGAAACGGACGAACACCGGAAATTTTCAAGCGCCCGAGTCAAATGGCTGACCGGCGGCGACGAACTGACCGGCCGAAACCCGCATGATAAATACCCTACAACATTCAAACCCACTCACACCCTGATTTTGTTAACCAACCACCGGCCCCACGCCCCCAGCGATGATTTTGCATTTTGGCGGCGAATGGTCCTGATACCTTTCACAATCTCATTTTCAAACGACTTGGAACCGTCGGACACCGTCAAACCAGAAGACAAAACCCTGCCGGATAAATTAGACGCCGAATTGCCCGGCATTTTGGCCTGGCTGGTCGAAGGCTGTTTAAAGTGGCAGCAGCAAGGCCTAGCCCTTCCGTTTGCAATCAAAGAAGCAAACCGCATGTATCAGCGAGAAGAAGACTTGCTAGCCGATTTTTTAGACGAATGTTGCAGCATCGAGGAAGAAGGCCGCGAAGGCGCCACCAAACTGCATTCGATTTTCAGCGCCTGGTGGGCCAAAAATATCAGCAACAAACCGCCAAAGCAAAAAACATTCGGCACCATGATGGCCAAAAAGTTCGAAAAAATCAAAATCAATGGGATTTATCACTATTCTGGATTGTCTTTGATAATCGAAGACCCCGGCATTTTCGAAGAATAAGGGACGGTTTAAGGGACGATCCGCTTTTAGGCGATATTAGAACAATTTTAAATATTTATGCCAAAATACAGCCACAGCAAGGGACGATTACATCAATTTTACTATTTTTCCCCATTATTATTATTTTTTATTTTTTTTTAAAGTTTACCAAAAAAAGGTCTATTCGGTCCCTTAAAATAAAAAAGATGAAAGAATTTAAATACATAGGCCAGGGACGATTGACTTTTAACCGTCCCTTAATCGTCCCTTATCGTCCCTGAAAGGTCTCTTATGCCAAATATTTTGGATTTATATTCTCACTTTGGCTTGTCCATTCAAAAAGTATCGTCGAACAAAGGCGGCGAATTCGCCGGACCGTGCCCCGGCTGCGGCGGAAATGATCGTTTTCGCATCTGGCCAGAGGATAACAACGGCGAAGGTAGTTTCTGGTGCAGGCAGCCAGGCAACGGCTGCGGCAAAGGCGGCGACGCCATCCAGTTTCTGCGCGAATTCCGCGGCCTGTCCTACAAGCAGGCCTGCAAGGAACTGGACAAGCCCGCCGGCGACAGCTACGCCACCCCGGCCGCCCGGCCAAAGGCCAGGCCGCAAAAGTCATTCACACCGGCCCAGGTCGACCACCCGGCCGGCGTCGATGCCGCCGCCTGGCAAAAACGGGCCACCGACCTGGCCGCCGCGGCCCATAAAAATCTGATGGCCGACCAGGCCACCCTGGCCTGGCTGCAAACCCGCGGCATCGACGCCGCCGCCGCCCGCAAATACCACCTGGGTCTGCTACCGGATAACTATTACCGGCCGCGCACCGCCTGGGGCCTGCCGGAAACTAAAAACAACGGCCGCCCGGTCAAGCTGTTTGTCCCGGCCGGCCTGGTCATCCCGCACCGCCAGGGCGATGTCGTCATCCGCCTGCGCATTCGCCGGGCCGACGATGCCGGCGCCGAAAAATACGGCCGCTATTATGCCGTGCCCGGCAGCAACATGCAGCCCTGGTCCAGCGCCCCGAGCAGTTTGGATCCTATAAAATCCGCCTGGGCCATCGTAGAAACCGAACTTGACGGCGTTATGATTGATTGTCTGGCCGGCGACCTGGTCATCGTGGCCGCCATCGGCAGCGTGTCTGTTAAACCAGATGCCCAGCTGCACCGGCAACTTGAAAGGGCCCTGGCCATTTTGGTTTCACTGGACCGCGACGACGCCGGCGTCAGCGCCTGGGCCTGGTGGTCCAAACAATACCGCAGGGCTAAGTATTACCCGGTCCCTGAAAACTACGGCAAAGACCCCGGCGAAGCCTACGCAGCCGGCCTGGATATTGTCAAATGGCTAAAAAGCGGGCTGCCGCCGATTTTCCGTTTCGGACCTTGTCCAGAAAAAGCGGGAGCAGGGAAAGGCGGGCGGGCGGCTAGTAAACCACCGCCGCCGAAGCCCGCAGCGCCCAAACCGGCCCCCAAAAAGCCCGAAGCCGACCGCCAGCCGGTCATAGATGCCCTGGACCAGTTGCAGCAGCTGTTAAAAAATTATCCGGTCAGTATCATTTGCACCAAAACCCGCCTGGGCATCGAGCATAATGAAAACTGGCACAATGACAGGGCCCTGGGCCAGATATCCAGACTGGTTTTTTTCAATTCCGAAATTTTTGACTATCTGCACGATCACCCGGCCGAACTGATTACCGCCGACAATCTGATGAAAGGAATTTTTTAAAATGGATGCAACCGAATTTCAAGCCGCCAGCGTGGCCACCATGAACCAGCAAACCCGCGACCTGCAACCCTGGGAATACCAGCTGTTAAACGCCAGCGCAGGCCTGGCCGGCGAATCCGGCGAATTTTTAGACCTGGTCAAAAAGATCGTTTTTCACGACAAACCTGTCAACCTGACCAAAGTTATCGAAGAACTGGGCGATGTCCAATTTTATATGGCTTTTATTTGTCACACCCTGCGCCTGGACCTGTCCGACATCATGGCCCGCAACGTCGAAAAATTAAAAAAACGCTATCCCAACGGCTTCAACCCGGCCGACAGCCAAAAACGCATGGACGAAAAGGAAACCGAACAATGCCAGGCCTAAGAAAAAACCCGCTATTGGTCGAACGTAAAATGCAGCAGCTGACCTTTGACCAGGCCAAATTGAAAAGCCCGTTTTCAGTCCGCGGCCACGTACCCGACGCCCGCGAAATAAAAAAGCTGATGCGCATGGAAACCGCGTCCGAAGCCGCCGGCCAGCTGTACCCCGGTTGCGCCATTTTCGGAATTACAAAGGGCCAGTTTTCACTGATTGAATTGATAACCGTCATTTTGGACCAGACCGGGCCCGCGGACTTGTTTATTTCCACCTGGACCGCATCCGGCGCCGATATTTCCGACGCCCATGACCTGGTCGAATCCAAAAAAATCAAATCAATCAAGTTCATGGTCGACATGACTTTCCAGCGCCGCCAGCCTGGCTTTGCGGCCAAAATCCGCGAACTTTTCGGCTATGACGCCATCCGCGTCACCAAAAACCACGCCAAATTTGTGCTGATTCAAAACGAGGCCTGGAACCTGGTAATTAAAACCAGCATGAACCTGAATTCAAACCCCCGCCTGGAAGACTTCGACATCCAGGACGACCCGCAGCTGGCCGGCTTTCTGTCCGACCTGGCCGCCGAAATCTGGAAAAAAACGTCGGCCAGGTCCCTGGATGCCGGCTTAAAACACAATCGAAAGGCATTTAAAAAGCTATGAACGACACCGCCCAGCAACCCGTTGACCATGTCACCCAGGTTTTTCACTGGCTGACCGAAGGCCACACCGCCGGCGATATCGTCGAAGCCCTGGCCGACCTTCAAATCGAAGGCGACCAGGCCCGCTTTGTCATCGAGCAGGCTTTGAAAAAATTTGTGGAGTCGGCCAGCCTGCCGCCCGAAGTGCGGGCCGGCTGGTGCCTGGAGGCCTTCCGGCACCTGTACCACCGCCTGGTGAAAACCGGCGACTATACCGGCGCCATCCGCTGCGTGCAGGAAATCGCCAAGCTATCCGGTGCCGACCAGGTCAGCGGCATTCACCCCGACGACAGCGACCACGAAATCGACGAGTATATCGACAAGGTTTTGAAGCTATGACCAGCTTAGTTCAAGAAAACTTGATAAACCGTGAAGGATACGCCCCGTATTGCGGCAGCGAGTGCAGCACAATGCCCAGGGCAAAGTTTGATGGAAAGCAATTTGTCTGTCCGAATTGTGGCTGGAAATCTGAATTTCCCGCTGATTTTATCAAAAAATACAAAGATAAATGGCACAAGGCCAACTGATTTATGGATAAAAAAACAATCCAGCACATTCTGACCCTGGCCAGCGAGGAAGACCAGTTAAAAATTCGCACCCTGGCCAACGCCGTGGCCGACAATTTCAAGGCCTACAACCGCAACAAATCCGCCGCGGATTTAAAGGCCTGGCAGGAATCCGAAAAGGCCCTGGATAAATTTTGCAAAAAATACGCCGAGGCCATCGACCAGTCAATCCGGCGCCACCCCAATGTCAGGGCCGCTTTCAAATGGCTCAAAGAACAAGGTTTTAAAATCGGGCACACCAAGCTGTACCAGGACGCCAACGCAGGCAAACTGCGCACCGCCCCCGACGGCAGCGTCCTGCACCCTGATCTTGAAAGCTACGCCCTGACCCTCAAGAAAAAAGGCGACCGCCTGGCCCCTGACCTTGGCGAAGTCCAAAAACGCAAAGCCGCCAAAGAAGAACAACTGCTTGATATCCAAATAAAAGAACGCCAATTCAAACTTGACCGCGAAATGGGCAAATATCTGTTAAAAACCGACGTGCAGACCGAAGCCGCGGTCAAAATCGCCGCCCTTGAAGCCGGCCTGAAACATTATTTCAGGACCGCTGCGTCCGACCTGGTCCACACCGTCGGCGGCCAGGCCGAAAAGGCCGACATCTTTGTCAACCTGGTCGACGAAGCCATCGACCAGCTGCTTGACGACTTTGGCAACATGGAAGAAATCAACGTCATAATCAGGAAAGGTTTTTGATGCAGCTGCGCCTTGATATGTCCAAAACCGGCCGCTGGCTGCAAATTCGCGACGGCGACAAAGACGCCCTGGCTATATATGAAAAACATTATTCCTGTTACCGCTACGCCGACGACCGGCCGCGGTTTCAGTTTATAGGGCCCGGCGAACATATCGCCCTGATGACCGCCGATTGTCAGGCCCTTTTTGTTTGGCGTATGTTTCAATCCAACGCCGGCCAGGCCGGCATTAATTGCGCCGTTTTCAGAAACGAAGGCCCGCACCTTTCCAGCAGCTTGATTTTAGAGGCCGAAGCCTGGGCCCTAGACCGCTGGGGGCCAACCAGGGCCTATACATACATAAACCCGCGGGCCATCAAAAGCCAAAACCCTGGCTATTGTTTCAAAATAGCCGGCTGGCAGCCGGCCGGTATATCGAAGAAACGTAAATTATTAATTTTGGAAAAACACCTTTGTCAAGCCGCCCAGCTCGCGGCAAAATTAAGGTAAAATTAACGGTTTAATGCTACCCAAGCCCCACATAAAACAACCGCTGGCCATCGATCCGGCCTGGCTGCCGCCCGGCGGCATCGAGGCCCTGGCCGAAAAGCACCATGTCACCGGCCGCAAGCGCACGATCCCGGCTGCGGTCAAGTGGTCTGCCGGCGAACGCCGCCAGCTGCGCCGCAAAAAGCAAATCCGGCCCAGCGTATGGGCCGAGCGCCACCGCGTGCTGCCGGCCGATGCCGCCATCCCCGGCCGCTGGAAAAATTCAACCACCCCGTACCTGGCCGGCATCATGGATGCGTCCTTTTTTCCATCGGTTCAGGAAATAATCATCTGCGCCCCGCCGCAAACCGGAAAATCCGACTGTGTCAACAATTGCGTGGGCTACGGCACCGACCGCCGGCCCGGCAATGTCATGGTGGTCTATCCCGACGAGGTCACCGCCCGCGACAATTCCAAAGACCGCCTGCAACCCATGTACAGCGACAGCCCCCGGCTGCGCCAGTACCTGACCGGATACCAGGACGACCAAAGCGCCCTTAAAATCAAGCTGAAAAACCTGATTATCTATATGGCCTGGGCCAACAGCGCCGCCCGCCTGGGCAACCGGCCGCTGCCGTATGTGGTCCTGGACGAAGAAGACAAATACCCGGCCACGGCCACCAAAAAAGAAGCCAGCCCCACGAACCTTGCCAAAAAGCGCACCCGCACATTTTCACATATGCGCAAAATCTGGCGAGTATCCACCCCGACCGTGGAGGCCGGGCCCATCTGGCAGGCCCTTGAAAACGACGCCCAGGTCGTATTTGTCTATTATGTCCGCTGTCCTGATTGCGGCACCTTCCAGCTGATGGATTTTGAAAACATCAAATGGCCTGGGGGAAAAGGCGCCAATCCTAACCAGGTAGAGGCTGAAAAACAGGCCCGCTATCATTGTACCGGATGCAGCGCCCAATGGGATGACGCCAAACGCAACGCGGCGGCCAGGGCCGGCCAGTGGCGTGACCGCAACCGCGGCATTTCCCTTGACACCTGGCTGAAAAGCTACCGGCCGCAAAAAATCGGTTTTCACTATCCGGCCTGGATATCGTCCTTTGTTTCCATGTCCGAATCCGCGGCCCAGTTTATAAAAGGCCAGAAAGACAAAAACGAATTAAAAGACTTTCAGAACGCCCATAAAGCAGTTCCCTGGAAAGCCTATATTCAGCAATCCACAACCGATGGCATTAAAAACCTGAAAGACACCCGGCCCCGCGGCGCCGTGCCCGGCGGCGGCATCGTGGCGGGCCTGACCGCCGGCGTCGACACGCAAAAGTATGGCTTCTGGTACGAGGTCAGGGCCTGGGGCTACGGTATCAAGCCCGACAGCTGGCAAATCAGGGAAGGCTTTGTCACCAATTTCAAGGCCCTGGCCGATGTCCTTTGGCACCATCAATATACAGACGCCGACGGCAACCCGTACCTGGTTCATTTTACCGTACAGGATGCCATGGGTTCGAGCGCCGGCGGATTTTCCACCCGCGACGTGTACCAGTTTTGCAACGCCCATCCCGGCGCCATTTTGCCGAGCCAGGGCAAAGACCGCCTGACCGCCCCGTTTGCCTATTCTCAAATTGAATACTACCCCGGCAAAACCGAGCGCATCCCCGGCGGCCTGCGCCTGGTCCGCGTCAATACCACCCATTACAAAAACGAATTGGCATCCCGGCTGGCCGTGCAACCCGGCGACCCTGGGGCCTGGTATTTTCACAGCGAAACCACCGACGAATGGGCCGCCCATATGGTGGCCGAAACCCTGGACGAAGAAAAGGGCATCTGGATTAATCCCAAAAACCGCGACAACCATGGCTTTGATTGCAGTGTTTTGGCCCTGGTGGCGGCCGACATTATCGGTATACCGTACTGGACCCCCGAAGACATCGAGGACGAAGACGACGACGACGACGAACTGACCCCCGCAGCCGGCAGCCCCTGGGTAAGCCCGGCCGGTGGCAGCTGGATGCAAGGTATATGAAAAGCAGCAAAATTTTAATCGGCCGCGATGCCCTGAAAAATTACATCGGTATCAGATCGGACCAGGCCCTTGACGACTTTTTAAAAATGGGCCTGCCGCACCTGGTACACAAACGCCGCATTTACGCCTGCGCCGAAAACGTGGACCAGTTTTTCAAAGAAATCACCGTTTGCCAGGGCCCGCCCGACCCCGAGGCCACTTGATTATGGACAAACTGCGTAAAAGGCTGTCATCCAATAGCTGCGAATGGTCCACACCCCAGGACCTTTTCGACCAGCTGGACCGTGAATTCAATTTCACCCTTGACGTGTGCGCCACGGCCCAAAACGCCAAATGCCGCCGCTACTATTCACCGCAGCAAGACGGCCTTTTGCAGCCCTGGACCGGCACTTGCTGGCTAAACCCGCCCTATGGCCGCCAGGTCAAACGCTGGATTAAAAAGGCCTACATTTCAGCCAGGCTAGGATCCACTATTGTATGCCTGGTCCCGGCCCGCACCGATACCGCCTGGTGGCATGAATACGCCATGGCCGGCGAAATTCGTTTTATTCGCGGCCGGCTGCGCTTTGGCGGTGAAACCCGAAATTGCCCATTTCCCAGCGCCATTATCGTTTTTAGCTCGCAGATTTTGCAAAAAAACACGGCCAAAACCTTCAAATCATACCACCAGGCCGGCCTGTTTGTGTAAACTCGCTATTGACGCGGCTTTACAGGCCGGCCGCCTCAGAGCCCCTACAAGCAACGATCACCGCACCCCCCATACCCGGGCCTGCATCATTTGACCCCGATTTGGCCGCCGGCCGGTTTTTCACGCCAAAATTCACAAAAAATGATAAATTTTCATTTCCCTGCAACCAATTTAAACACCAATTTAGACCCAATTTAGCACCCATTTACACCCTATTTACCCGATTTGCCCAAAACCCCATGATATAGTGGTCCAACTTTTACCAAACCACAATATTTTCCAAAATCAAGGATTTTGCATGACCATTCCAAATCCGAACACCGAGCCCGCTGAAATCAACGCCGGCGACATGGTCCAATGGAAAAAGACCCTTTCCGATTTTCCGGCCAGCGCCTGGACCCTGTCCTATGTCCTAGTAAAACCTGGGACCCAGATCACTTTTGATTCCGTGCCCGACGGCGACGACCACCAGATCATTCTGGATTCCTTCCTTACCGCCGACTACACCGCCGGAACTTATCAATATCAAGCCTATGTAACCGACATCCCTGGCCTGAAACGCCACACCGTCGGCCGCGGCACAATCAAAATCAAAACTGACCTGACCGCCCAGACCGACGGCTATGACTTCAACCTGGCCCAAGAACGCGAACACGTCGAGCAGGTCATCGAGGCCCTACAGGCCACCATCGCCAAAAAGGCCACGCGTGACCAGCTATCCACTTTAGTGGGCGGCGAGAAAATCGAAAAGCTGCGCCCCGGTCAGGTCCTAATGTGGCTGACCAGGTACAAAGAATGGCTGGCCAGCATCGAGCAGCGCGAAGCCCTGGCCGCCGGCGAAGGATTCGACGATAACATCCATATCAGGTTTATATGATGCCAAAATATTCGATTCGTCAAAAAATGGGCCTGCTTGTCTTCAAATATTTGCAGCTGCCGGCCATCGCCAAAAATGCCGGCCTTACCATCGACCAGGTCAACCGCCTAACAAGCGACTGGACCACGTCCACCCGGTCGATCAACGAAGAAATCCGCACAACCCTTTATTTGCGCCGGGCCCGTTCCCGCGAATTATGCACTTTTAACGACTACGGCCGCAAGTTTATGAACTTGTGCAAAACCAATATTGTGGGCCCGAATGGTGTTCAGTTTCACTCCATGGCATCCGAAAAGATCAACGGCAAAGACGTGGCCGACGACCCGGCCATCGAGCAGATCGAGTCTGCTTTCTCCCGCTGGTCCGAAAAGGGCAACTGCACAGTGTGCGGTCAGTACAGCTTAAAAGACATCGAGGATCTGACCGCCACCGCCACCCCCAGGGACGGCGAAATTATGGTCCGCATGGTGCCCCGCTTCAAACACAACGGCTTTAATTTTGCCTTGCAGGTTTTTGAAGCCGATCACCTGGACGAAAAACTAAACGACGAGCGCCGCAACATCTGCATGGGCGTGCAGCGCAACCGCTGGAACCGCCCCGCGGCTTACCACATTTTAGAAAAGCACCCCGGCGACAGTCACAGCGTTTCAGCCGGGCAGAAGCATCGCGTATTGCCCGCCGACCAGGTCCTGCACCTGTTTGTTGCCGAGCGGCCCGGCCAGGTCCGCGGCATACCCTGGACCGTGTCAGCTGGGGCCCGCCTTCACAGCATCGGCAAATATGAGGAAAGCGAACTTGTCAGCGCCCGCGTGGGTGCGGCTAAAGGCGGATTTTTTCAAAAGCCGGCCACCGGATTTGGCCGCTTTCCCGGCGATTCAAAAGACAGCGACGGCAACCTGGTCATGGATGTGGAACCCGGCAAATTAAAAAGCCTGCCGGCCGGCTGGGAATTTAAAAAATTTGACATCGATCACCCCAACGCCGGATTTGAGCATTTTATAAAGGCCGTTTTAAAAGGCGCCGCCGCCGGCCTCAATGTCCAGTATGCCAGTTTGACTTCGGATTTGCGCGAGGCAAATTTCGGCAGTTTGCGCCAGGGCCTTTTGGAAGAACGCGACGCCTGGATGATCTATCAGGCCTGGCTGATTCAAAACCTGCTTTCACCGATTTTCAAGGCCTGGCTGCCCTGGGCGATTGCATCCGGTCAGGTCAAGCTGCCGCCCCGTAAAATGGACAAATGGCTGAAAGTTTACTGGCAGGGCCGCCGCTGGTCCTGGATCGACCCGGCCAAAGACATGGCCGCCGCCAGAGCGGCCCAGGGCCTTAAAATCAAATCAAGGACCCGCCTGGCCCTTGAAACCGGCACCCGCATTGAAGACGTTCTGGCCGACGAGGCCCGCGAAAACCGCCTGGCCAAAAAACACAATATCGATTTAAACCCGCCACAGAAGGGAACGAGCAATGGAAAAGCGCCAGCCAAACCCCAATGAAAAATATTTCCGCAGCCTGCAAATCCGTCAGGACGACATCGACGAAGACGCCCGCACCGCCGAGCTTTCTTTTTCGTCCGATGACCCGTACCAGCGTTTTTTCGGCATCGAGATTCTTGACCATAAAAAATCATCCGTGAACCTGTCCCGCCTCAACACAGGCGGAAACCTATTGTGTGATCACGACCGCAGGGATGTGGTCGGCGTGATCGAAAAGGCCTACATCGGCAAAGACTCGAAAGGTCGTGCAGTGGTCCGATTTGGTAGATCGGCCAGAGCCGAAGAAGTTTTCCAGGATGTCAAAGACGGCATCCGGCAAAATGTCAGCGTGGGCTATACCGTGCAAAAATGGGAAATCACCGAAGCCAAAGACGGCGACAAGCTGGACACCTACCGGGCCGTGAAATGGACCCCGCTTGAAGTGTCCCTGGTGAGCATTCCGGCCGATGCCACCGTCGGCGTGGGCAGGTCCGACGATTCAAACCAAACACAACCTTTAAACAAGGAGCAGCCAAAAATGGAAAATTTAGAAACCAAAACCGCCCAGCAGGTAGAAGTCACCACGACCCCGCAGACGATCCCGACCCCGGCCGAGGCCCAAAGGTCCGAAACCGACATCCTGGAGGCCGAGCGCAAAAGATCGGCCGACATTAGCGCCCTGGCCACCCGCTTCAACATGCGCGAAGCCGGCGACCGGGCCATCAATGAAGGCTGGACCCTGGAAAGATTCCAGGGCCATATCATCGACACCAAAGACGACCTGGACGACAAGCCCCTGACCGTGGCCGACCCTTCCATCGGCCTGGGCGGTCGTGACCTGGAAGACTTTTCACTTTTCAGAGCCCTGCGGGCCCTGGCCTATCCGAACCAGCGCGAGTTCGTCGACGCCGCCGCCCATGAGCGGGCCGTGTCCGACACCTGCGCCGACAAATTCAACAAGCAGGCCGAAGGCTTTATGCTGCCCTATGACCTGTATATCAGCCGCGAAGTGCCTTTTTTGGGAAAAGAAAGCGCCCTTTCCAGGGCACTTTCGGCCGGCACCGCCACCGCGGGCGAGGAACTTGTCGCCACCAACCTTTTGACAGGTTCGTTTATCGATGTCCTGCGCTCGTTAAATGTGGTCATGTCCATGGGTGCCCGCGTGCTGACCGGCCTGGTCGGTGATGTGGCCATCCCGCGCAAAACCGCCGGCGCATCGGCGGCCTGGGTCGCCACCGAAGGCGGCAACGTGGCCGAGTCCAGCCCGACTTTCGACCAGGTCGCAATGAGTCCGGCCACCCTGGGGGCCTACACCGAAATTACCCGCAACCTATTGCTGCAATCGTCCATGGACGTTGAAGCCCTGGTCCGCGACGATCTGATCCAGGCCGTTTCGACCGCCATCAACGTGGCGGCCCTATACGGCAGCGGCGCCAGCGGCCAGCCGACCGGCGTTTCCAATCAGACCGGCATCAACGCACCGGGCCAGTGGGCCGCCGCCGTGCCGACCTGGGCCGAAACCGTGGCTATGGAAAGCGCGGTCGCCGTCGACAACGCCTTGCTGGGTTCGCTGGGCTACATCGTCGAACCGGCCATGCGCGGCAGCCTGAAAACCACCGAAAAGGCCACCGGCACGGCTCAATTTATCTGGGACACCCGCAGCCCGAATACCCCGATCAACGGCTATAAAACCGGCGTCACCAGCCAGGTTGTCAGCGGTGATATGTTTTTTGGCAACTGGATGGACCTTTTAATCGGCTTCTGGGGTGCGCTGGATGTCCTGATCGACCCCTACACCAAGGGCCTGGCCGGCACCCTGCGGATTGTCATTCACAATTCAATCGACACCGCCGTCAGACACCCTGAAAGTTTCGCCTTTGAAAATGACAGCTTGTAAAAACTGAATAACCCCAACAGTAGGCGTTAAACAGCGCCAGGTTTAAAGATGGCCGGCCGGGCAATCGGGCCCGGCCGGCAATATCAACCCGACAACAAAGGCATCAAAATGGCACTATCCACCAAAACCGCCGGCGCCCTGATTCAAAGAAAGGAAGGCAGTAAAATGGCAAAAGACGTTTACAAAATCAACCTGTTACAATCCACCGTTTGCGGCGGCGAACGCCACCGCCTGGAAATCGACGAAAAGACCGGAGAGCCCAAACCCAAAAAAATCGAGGCATCCAAAGCAGACGCCCTGCTACTGATTGCCATGGAAAAGGCCGAACCGGGCGACGCGGCCTGCAAAAAAATGGTTAAAAAATCCCGCGGGCTGTAAATCACCATGGAACTGTACAGCTTTTTTGAAACCTTTTTCACGGCCCTGGCCACCGATGGCGACCTGTCCGCCTGGTCGGTGGCCAATTTCGGCCGCCCGGTTACCGTGTTTCCTGACATCGACAGCGAAACACCGCCGGATATCGACAGCGATGCCCCGTATATAATCCTTTATTCACCCGGCAAAAACGCCAGCCAGGTCAAGCCTGACATCGAATATGTTTTGCGCTGTTTTCTGGTCCTGGTCAGCGAAAACCGCCAGGTCCGTGCCGAGTCCAACATCATCGAGCCGGCCGGCGTCAAGCTGATATCTGAAATGGTCACCAAAACCGTGGCCGCCTTAAAAGCTGCGCTGCCGGCCGATATGACCATGGAAATTTCCGTCGATTCGGACACCGCCGGCGCCCTGCCGGAAGTCCACGGCTATATGGACGTTATTTTCACCGAACAGACCACCATCGGAACCGATCCGATTGACTAAACAAAAAATGAGGTATTAAAAATGGCCCAGCAAAGAGGATCTAAAGCAAAAGTTTTAATCGGTTATGAAAGCACCTACAACCAGGCCCCATCGGCCGGTTATGTGATGCCTTTCAATACCTGCGGCGTGGCCGGCCGGCGCACCCTCAACCGGGCCGAAACCATCCGCGATTCACGCAACCCCGCCCAGCCGTTCGCCGGAAATATCGACGTTTCCGGCCCGGTCGTGGTCCCGGTCGATTCGACCGCCCTGATTTACTGGCTGTATGCCATGTTCAACACCCCCACGACCACCGGCGTTGACCCCTATACCCACACTTTCAAGGTAAACGATGACCAGCCATCTTTTACCCTGGAAAAGCAGTTCGCTGACCTTGCCACCCCCAAATACGAGCAGCTTACCGGCTGCCGCGTGGCCGGTTTTGCGGGCACCGTCGGCGGCGACGGCGAACTGGTGGCAAATATCAGCGTTATGGGTGCCGGCCAGTCCATGGAATTGGCATCAATGGACGCCAGCCCCACGACCCTGGCACTAAACCGCGTGCAGAACTTTCAGGCCGCAATCACCGAAGGCGGCGGCGCCTTTTCAGACGCCAGGGAAGTTTCGTTCAATATCGATTTTGACCTGGATGCAAGCAACTATGTTATCGGCGCATCCGGCAGCCGCGGCGATTTGCCCGAGGGAACCATCGGCGTTTCCGGCAATATTAAGGCCCTTTTCAAAGATACCACCCTTTACGACAAGGCCCTGGCCCTGACCGAATCATCCATCAAAATCACCGTCACCGCCGGCGCCAGTTCAATTTTTGAAATCGAATTTCCTGAAATTTTTTATGAGCAGGCCAGCCCGCCCATCGAAGGCCCCCAGGGACTGATTGCCGATTTAAACTGGCAGGGCTTTTACGGTGATGACGCCGACGCGTCCGCGGTCATCGTGCGCGTCACCAACGGCGTGGCCAGCTATACGTTTTAAACCTTAAAAGGCGAAAGGTCGAAAGCATCATGCGCACAGTTGAAATCAACGGGCACAGTTTCAAGGTCAAAGGTCTATCCCGCAAGTTTATCAAGCAGCTGCGGGCCGATGGCTACGATTTAAACAATTTGAAATATGAGCAGGTCGACGAGGCCATGGACCTGGTTTTCAATGAAGCCCTGGTCAGAACAGACGCCACCCTGGACCCGGTCGAAGCCATCGAGGAAATGACCTACAAATACAGCCAACAGCTTTGGCGGGCATGTCTGGAAGAAACCTTTTTGTCAGCCGAAGAACTAAAAAACTTGTTAGCCGCTGGCAGTGGACCAACGACCGCCAGCGGCTAAACTATTGCAAGGCCTGCGCCGATTTTCACAAAAACCGGCCGCCCTGCCACTGCGGCGAAGGCTGCGAATATAGCCAGCCGCCGCCCCTGGCCAGCCAAAACGAAGAAACCTGGATTCTATGGACAGCGGTTTCGACCCAGTGGCGGGCCGGCGGTTTTTCAATCATCGGCCTTGACTACAACGTCCTTTATCAAGAGGCAAAGCGCCTGGAAATCGAATTGACCGATTTGGTCATGCAAAAAATCCGGGCCTTAGAACACCACCAACTGAACCATTATGCTGCCGGAAATTCAAATAACAGCGACCAAGGCAGCGGCCCTGATCACACACCTTGAAAAGCGCCGCCGCCGCTACTGGAAGGCCCTTGACACCGCCATACGCGTCGAGGCCTTCCGCCAGGTCCGCCAGCTTAAAAAGGAAATCCGCGCCGGCGATCCCGGCGGCCGTCGCTTTGCACCGCTGACCTTTTTGGCCCGGCGTGCCAAAACCGGCCGGCTGCGGGCCAACAAACCCTTGACCCGCCTGGCCGCCGGCGTGCGCTACAAGGTCGAAAGCAAAAACCCTGTCAAGGTCCGCTTTGGATTTGTCGGCAGCCAGGCCCTGCGGGCCCTGGCCGAAAAGCACCAGGCTGGTTTTCGGCGCCAGGTCTCCGAAAAACAGCGCCGCTTTTTTGCCAACCTGGGCGACAGCTTGAGCCAGCGTGTCAAAACCCGCAAGGTCATGTTTTTGACCGCCGGCGAAACCGAATTTAAAACCCCGGCCCGGCCCATCGTGCGGCCCTATTGGGAAAGCAACCACCGCCAGGCCTGGCAGAACATCCGCAAAAACTGGAAACAAAAAGCGAAAGGCAAACGCATCTAAATGGCCGACGAAAAGCTGGACATCCTATTGACCGCCCGCCAGGTCACTGACCAGGCCTTCAATGCCGTTACCGGCAATATCAAGGCCCTGACCGGCGCCATGTTTTCATTCAAAGGAATGCTGGCCGGCATCGGCATTGGCTACGGCGCCAACCGCGTGGCCGGCTCTTTGCTTGAAATCGGTTCTGGTTTTGAGCAGATGAAAATCAAACTGGACGCCTTGACCGACGGCCGCGGCCACGAAACCCTGGAACGAATCAACGCCTGGGCCATGGAAATGCCGGTTAATACCGTCGAAGCGGTCAACGCTTTCACCATGATGCAGGCCATGGGCCTAAACCCGACCATCGAAAAAATGGAAACCCTGGTCGATGTCACCGCCATTTTCGGCAACGACGCCATGCCCCGCGTGGCCAGGGCCCTGGGCCAGATGCAGACCCTGGGCCGGCTGTCCGCCGAAGAACTCAACCAGATGTCCGAGGCCGGCATAAACGCCCGCAAATATCTGACCGAGGCCTTTGGCGCCACCGTCGAAGAAATCCAAAAGGCCAAAATTCCCATCGAGCAGGTCATCGATGCAATCTGGCAGGGCCTTGACGCCGACTATTCCGGTGCCGCCAGAAAAGCCCGCACCACCTGGGCCGGCCTGGTCAACGAATTTAAATCCCAGATGGTCGAGCTGGGCCGCTCGATCATGGACGCCGGCGGCCTGGATGCGGCCAAGCAGTTCATAACCGAAATCAATATGCAAATGAAAACCTGGCTGGAAAACAACAGCCAGTTAATCAGCCAGGATTTGCCGGTCCATATGGCCAAAATTGCAGAAGGCGCCGTCACTTTGGCCGGCGCCATCGGTAAAATTGCCGAATACGCCCAGCTGCGCAGCGTGTCAGAAACCTTTGCCAAAGGCAGCGAACTGGCCAGCCGCGGCCTGCTTGACTTTGACAAATTCAAGCTGGCCGGATTCATGGAACGCCAGAAAATGGTGGACGCCATTTTAAACCGCGGCCTGGGGGCCGAGGATGCCGACAGCCGCGGCGGCCTGCTTGGCCCGGCCGCACCGGCCGCCATCGAAAGAACTGAAAAGGCGGTCAGCAGCCTGGCCGATACAACCGTGGAAGGTTTCGAGGCCATGGACGCCCACGTCGAGGCCTACATAAAACGCCTGGAACAAATGGCCAGCGCCGGCGCCCAGCTGCAACAGGATGCCCTGATCGCCCTGACCGCCGGCTATGATGTAGAAGGCCAGCACTCTTTGGCCCTGGCCGAAGCCGACCAGCGCCAAAAAGACCACCTGGACGACATTACCGCCGGCGCCGATACGTTCACCGAAGCCTGGCACGAAGGCGCCAAAACCGTCGGCGGCACCATGGAAAATATGTTCCAGGGCATTATTTCAGGCACCTACGAGGCCGCCGACATCGTTAAATCGATTTTTGGCCAGGTATCATCCAAACTATTCGGCGCCGGCCTGGACGCCCTTTTCACATCGGCCGGCATTGCCCACACCGGCGGCATTATCGGCAAAAGCGCCCTGCCGGGCCGCACGATCCCGGCCGCGGCCTTTGCCGGCGCCCCGAGGTTGCACAGCGGCCACATTCCCGGCGTGCTGCCGGGCGAATACCCGGCCATTTTAAAAGAGGATGAAGGCGTTTTTACCCCCGAACAGATGGCCGCCCTGGGCAAAGGCGGCAGCAATAATTTTTATATCCAGGCCTTAGACCCTATTAGCTTTGAAGACTTTGTCCGCCGCAACCCCGGCGCCGTCGTGGCCGTCGTGGACGAAAACATGAAAAACAACGGCCGCCTGCGCCAAACAACCCGAAGGACCCTATAACATGGCAACCTGGCCCGAAACCAACCCGGCCCCGGTTTATCCGCTGATTGTCACCCCGGTTTTTAAAACCCTGGTGTCTCCGTTTGACAACGGCGCCCAGCAGCGCCGGGCAAAGCAGGTTTTTCCAACCTACGATGTCACCGTCCGATACCGGGCCCTTTCCGCGGCCGATATGCAAACCTTGTGGTCCTTTTACCTGGCCCGCCAGGGCGGTTTTGAAGCATTCTGGATTTATGACCTGGCCCTTTCCGCCGGCGTTTCGTTTACCCATGCCGGCCAGTACGTCGGCACCGGCGACGGCGGTAGCGTTTTTGATTTGCCCGGCCGGGCCACATCCAGCCATACCATTTATGTCAACGGCAGCGAGGAAACCGGCGTCACCATTTTATCCGGCGGCGGCCAGGCGTCCGCCGACCGCGTCCAGTTCACCGTGGGCCCGACAACAGGCGCCCAAATAACGGCCGATTTTACCGGCTATCTGCGTATCAGGGCCCGCTTTAAAAACGATATGTTCAACCGTGAACTTTTTATGAATAACCTTTTTCAAACCGGCGCCATTGCCCTGGAAGGATTGACCTCCACCTTATGAAATCCGAACTTGCCGACATAATCCGAACCATGGCCATGGCCGTGGTTGTTGCCCTGGCCGCTATTATTATACTGCCGATTATTTTTATTCGGCCGTCAAAAAGCAAATTATGATCACATTCGACGCCACATTGACCGCGGCCCTGGCCGCTGAAACCCTGCGCCCCTTTTGGTTGCTGGAATTGGGATTCACAACCCCGGCCTATTATACCGACTGTGACATCCCGCTGACCTACGCCACCAACCAATACAGCCCGCGGGCCATGCAGGTTTCACCCCTGCGCCAGTCATCCGGACTTGGTCCGGACCGCGTGGACATCGACCTTGACAACGTCGATCTGACCTTGTCGGCCGTGATCTTAAACGAAGACATCGTTTTTAAAACCGCCAGCCTGTACATCGGCTGCGTTGATGACAATTACCAGCTGATTACACCGGCTGCGCTTTTTACCGGATTTGTCGAAAACTGGAACCTGTCCGAAGACCGGGCCCGGCTGCGCCTGGCCGATGAATTTTTGCTATGGAACCGGCGCACCCTGCGAAAGTACCAGGCCACATGCCCCTGGATTTTCAAAGGCGCCGAATGCGGCTACACCGGCGCAGAAACCTGGTGTGACCAGCAATATGGCCGCTGCACCCAGCTGGCCAATACCGACAACTTCGGCGGCTTTCGCTGGCTGCCGGCAATCAGCGAAAAAAACATCTGGTGGGGCCGAGAGCCAAAAGAATGAACGAATTAAAAAAAATTCCCATGTCCGAGTTGACCGGAAAATACATCGGTAAAAGTTACAGGCAGATGCCGTGCCTGACCCTGGTGCATTCGGTATTGACCGACCTGGGGGCCCAAGTGCCGGACACATACAAGCACCTTAGTCTTGAAAACTATTTGGCATTTTTTACCGAACAGCCCGAGGCAGCGCAAAATATCCTGCTTGAACTACTGGCCGAAATCGGCCAGCCGGCCGACCTGGACCGCTTAAAATGTTACGACTTGCTGGCCATCAAACAGCCGGCCGGCCATATTTACCCGGCCATTAATTTAAAGCGCAACCAGGCCCTGGCATCCACCGTCAATGAAGGCGTTTGTACCGTTACCCTGGGACAATACAACCGGCCGATTCTTGCCAGAAGGTTTTTTTAATATGGGTGCCCCAATAGCTGCCTGGCTTGCCCTTGAAGGCATCGCCGCCACCGTTGCCGCTGCCGGCATCAACATGGCTGCGGCCGTGGCCGTATCTTTTGGCTTAAACGAACTTTTGGGCCCCGACGCCCCGGCCATGGACCTGGAAGCCGGCAGCCACTTAAAAGCCCGGCGCACCACCGCCGCCCATGTTCGCCTGATATACGGCACCTGCCGCGTAGCACCCAATCAGACCTATATTGCCAGCGCCGGTGATGACCTGAAATATTTGCACATCATCTGCGCCCTGGGCGAAGGCCCGCTGACCGGCCTGGTCGATGCCGCCGCCGACGGCGACACCGACAGCACCACCAGCCCCAACGCCAAAGTTTTTCTGGATGAAAAGCATTTCAGTGACTACGACAGCCTTATCTATTGGGAATTTTTCACCGGAACATCGATTCAGACCGTGTGCAGCACGCTAAACCTGGAATTGACCGAATGGACCGACACCCAGCGCAACACGGCCTATCTGTACATGCGCCTGGAATACGACCGCGAAAAATACAACAGCCTGCCGAACATTACCGCCATAGTGCGCGGCCTGCAAGTCGACGACCCGGTCGACCATGTCACCGCCTACAGCGAAAACGCGGCCCTTATCGCCTATGATCTTTTGACCCGGCCAGCATCCCGCGGCGGATTCGGCATTGACACCAATTTTAAAAACCTTTGCCAAGACCCCCATTTTTCCAAAACCACCGCGGCCGCTGACACCGACTACTGGACCGACCTCGACGGCTCTGGCCTTTACTGGACCGCCACCGGCGGATACGGCGGCGGGCCCGGCCTGGCCTTTGTGCAAAACGGCGCCGCCGGCCAGCGATACACCTATTTTGCAACAAACGGCAATTATACGGAACTGCCGGTCAAAAACGGCTGTCAGCTGTATTTTAAATTTCGCTATTATGCAACCGCCGATTACAACGGCGATTATATCCTTGGCGGCGCCCGCATTTTAGATGCCGCCGGCTCCACCGTTGAATGGGTCACCGTTTTATCCGAAACCAGCTACACAACCGGCGCCTGGACGACCGTTGAAGGCTGGGCCACCGTCACCGCGGCCACGGCCGTCAAGCTGCGCCCCTTTATAACCGGCGTTTACCACGCCACCGCCGGCACCGTTTACATTGACGATGTCTATTTTTCAATCCTAAACCCCAACGAAAGCCAGACCCGGCGCATCGATGTCAATTACATCGAGGATTCCCGCGACTACTGCACCACCAAGGGCTGGACTTTCAACGCCCCGCTGGAAGGCAACAAACACGTATCAGACCACCTTGACTTGATCCTGGGCCATTTCCGCGGCGCCCTGGTCCGATCCGCCGGCACTTTCCAGATGTTATACCGCGATTTAAACGACGAGGCCGTCCAGATGTCCTTTGACGAGTCCGACATCGTGACCGCCGGCAATGTTTCCAGCCTGCGCATATCGGCCGGCGACGGCGCCACGGCCAAATACAATTCAATCAGGGCCCGCTGGCTTAATCCGACCGGCGACGGCAACGGCGCCGGCTCCTATCAGCTGGCCGACTACATCTATTCGGACAGCGCCGCCATTGTGGCCGACGGCATCGAGAACCAGGCCACCGTCGATTTGCCGGGCTTGACCGATTTGGCCGCCGTGCAGAAAATGTGCAGCTATCTGCTTGAGCGTTTCCGCTACAACAAAACCATATCGGTCACCCTGGGCACCAAGGCCCTGGGGCTGCGGCCCCATGAACTGATTCAAATCACCGCCAGCGCCTACGGCTGGACAAACAAAAAATTCAGGATCATCGAAAAATCCGACAACCAGGACCTAACCGTCAGTATTTCGGCCATCGAGGAAGACATCGGCCTGTATGATGACACCTACGACACCGCCGGCCTGTCCTGGTATGACACCACCTTGCCGAACGTGCTGGCCGCCCCGCCGTCGGTCATCAATGTTTCGCACACCGAACAAACCTACATCGAGCGCGGCCGGACCTTAACCCGCTGGAAAATCGACTTTGAAGGACCGGACAGGGCCGTTTATCCGTTCTGGGATTATGCCGAAATCTGGCTTTCCATCGGCGGAACGTCCGATTATCGATTTATGACCAAATCGGAAAACAACTATGTCCTGGACCCGGTCAACGAAGGCGAAACCTATAATATTAAAATCCGGTCGGTATCCACCGCCGGCCTGAAAGAGAATTTTTCCACCTGTCACCTGGTCAGCCAGCAGATTGTGGGCAAAACCGGCACACCGTCGAACCTGTCCGCCATGACGGCCGCAGCGGCCGGCGACGCGGTCAGCATTTACGCCAACCCGGTCACCGACCCCGACATTGCCGGCTATGAAGTCCGCCTGGGGGCCGCCTGGGAAGGCGGGCTATTCATGTCCTTGAACGTCAATCCATCGTTGCGCCTGATCGGCGTGCGTCCAGGGACCCATACTTTCTGGATGACCCCCAAAGATAAAAGCGACCCGGCCCGCTACGGCGACACCCCGGTCAGCGCAAATGTTACCGTCTACATTCCGCCAGGATACACCAGCTTTTCAACCTGGGCCTGGGATTTTAATTCCGGCACCCATTCAAACACCGAACACACCACCAAGGACTTTGGCGCCGGCAGCGAAGACGCCCTAAAGTGCAGCCACACCGGCGGCGTTTTAAACGGCACCTTTTCAAGCCCGACCAAAGACCTGGGCTCAATCCAGAATGTAAGGGTATGGGGAGATTTTCGCACCGTTTTTGAAAGCGTCGATACCACCTGGAACGGCGTGATGCCGTCGCCGGACACCTGGGACGACATCAACATTTCAACCGAATCCTGGGACGAAATTTTTCAGCCCAGCGCCGCCGGCCAGTTGCAGGCAACCCTGTACTATTCCACCGACGGCAGCAACTGGAACACCATCGATTTTTTCGAAATCCTGGCCGCCGAAGTCAGGGCCCGCTATCTGAAAATCGATGTCACGATCACCGACCCGAACGACAACGCCAATTTGTACCTGGCCGAATTGAATATGAAGGCATACACCGGGCCCCAAACCTAAAAAGGAAAAACAACCATGGTCACATTAGAATCAAGCAACATTGTCAAAAACGAGGACGGCACCTATTCCCTGGATGTCACCCTTTACAACGACAGCGCCCCGAAAATCGAAAAAAACGTCCAGGTTATCAACGAAACCGATTTAAAAGACAAGCTGCGGCCAAAGCTGATTAAATACAAGGCCGATATGGACCAGCAGAACCTGTTTAAAAGCAAGGCCGACACGGCCCTGGCCGAATTGCTGGTCGAAGTCGGCCTGTAAAGGAAGGTTTTTAAAAAATGGCACAGAACTGGACCGATGACACATTCGCCGGCAGCCATGTGGGTCAGACCGACCTGCAAAACATGGAAAACAATTTCGCCTGCTTGAAATCGACCTTTTCAGGCACTGCCGCCCCATCCAACCCGGTCGAAGGCCAGCAATGGTTTGAAACCGACAAGGACGGCACCCGCGTTTATATCGATTCGTCCTGGCTGGCCCTGTTGCAAGGCGATGCTAATACAAAGCTATGGCATTACCGCAATGATACTTGCGATGGCTGGATTATCGATGCCACCGTCACCGATAAGGTCCTGGCCTTAGAAGGCGGCAGCTATGGCACCACCGGCGGCGTGACCAGTGGGTCCTGGACCATTTCGGGCTTGTCCCAGGGCAGCCACAGCCACACAGTCAACAGCCACAACCATCATGTATATAACGCCAACAGCGGCAACGATGGTCGCACCTACGATTCGAACGGCAATGTAAAGACAGGTATCGGCATATCAACCAATAACAACGCCGATTATATGGATTATGAAAGCAACGCCTACGATCAAACCGGCAGCGGTATGGGCGATATGTACACGAACAATAAAAGCCCCGGCACCGACAGCAAAACACCGGCAATCAGCCACACCGGCGCCTGGCGCCCGGCTGCGGCCGTGGGCACCCTGCAAAAACCGTATTTATAAACCGCTAACCAACAGAAAGGGCACAGATGAAACACGCAATTAAAAACGCTTTGGTCAAAGCACTGCAATCCCCGGAAGTTGAAAAAATCATCCTGAACCTTTTCAACCGGGCCCTGACCCGCAAAATGGAAATGGTCGACGCCAAAACCAAACCCGGCGCCGACCCGGTCGTCAAACAAATGCGCGTCAATGTCCTTGACGTGATCACCAAATATTTGCCCGAACTGGAAGGCCGTACCCAGGGCCTGGCCGCCGATTTGGGCAAATCGACCGCCGGCACCGCGATGACCAACAAACGCATCGAGGCCATGGCCGGCATTCTGCTGGACATCGAGCCGGCCGTCAAAACCGCGGCTTATTTATTCAAACGCCTGGAAGATTGCGGATATTTGCGCGATTTGACCAGCCGCGGACAACCCATTCAAATCGAGGATCAAACAGCCCCTGAAAAAGTGCTTAATCAGCGATGATGTTAATTTCAAATTAGGGCTGTTGCAGCTGGCCGGCCGTTTTGGGACTGTAAACAAATGATAACCCTCAACCTGATATTATTTCATAGAAAGGCTTTTGATGAACTGGTCCGCCGTTTTATCTATAGTTGTTACTGCCTGTCTTTTTATGTTGGGCGTCGTATGGCGCCGCCAGTCAAAGATTGAAACTTGTATGGCTACCAAATACTGCACAAAGGAAATGTGTCAGCTAAAGCATGTTGAGGTAGAAAAGCGCCTGGATAGGGGCAGCCAGAAAATAGACGCCCTGGACCAAAAGGCCACCCAAATCCTTGAAGTGGTCGGCCGTTTCGACGAACGCTTGAAAGCATTCGCTGACCAGGTCAAAAACCATAATGGTCAAAATCAAGATTGAATTGCGATCGCTGCCGAAAACAAAACTTTGTGATCTATATAACCCGCAGCCATGCCCGTTTGTGCCCGGCGTGCCATAATGCCACCGCATCGCCGCCAAACCCATCGGCGCCGCCTGACCACCGGCGCCCAGGGAATCAACTAGTTACCTCGCCCCCAATCCTACTTTAGTAAAAACTAACTGTTACCAATAAAAGCTTGACTTTGAATCGGCCTGTTTATTTAATCATATCAGCCAAATCTGCGTCATGGGTATTCTCAACAAATCTCAAGTTGATACCGGCATGGAATCCTGGCAAGTTAACAAAAAAATAGAATTCTAATTGTTGTGCAAACCTTTCTTAAGGGGAACTAAAATTGGCGAATCCAACTACTTCTTATGAAATTTCTATCTCTGAAGATAAAAAAAATATATTAGCATTGAGAAATATTGCAAATGAATGCGAACGTCCGGATGCAATGCTGCATATCAATATTGCCCAACATCACACTCCGCTTGCAATACCAATTGGTGAGATAGATAACCATGACGTGTTAAATTCAATTTACAAGCTAAAAACTGCTTTCATATATAGGTTACAAATAGATATAAACCCCGCAAAAAAAGTAGGTCAAATTGTGATAGAACGTATGCCATTGACCCACAAAGTGACTATAACCTTTGCTTCAGACATGGATTTAGGAACTGCAACCAATTTTTTAGCTGCCACATATAGAAATCTTAAGCCCTATTCACCAACTCCAGAACTTAACAGACTTCTGGGTAATGAAATGGCAGAATTTTATCTTAAGCGTGATGAAACGCTTAATCGTTTAGAGGAACTTGAAACAAAGGTTTTGGAACAAAACATAGAATACCGACAAAAAGTTGATAATGAGAAACACGAATTTGAAAGACGAATCCGACAAGAAGTTGACGATAAAAAGGGAGAATTAGAAGAGCGATATCAAACAAAAAGGAATGATCTTGAAGAACGCTCACAAGCATTGGAAAAGCTTAAGCAAGAAATTGATGATCGAGGTAGCAAACATGCACGCCGCCAGACAAGACTCGATCTACAGGAAAAATTATCTGAACAAAATTTAAAATTTGGCCTGACAAAGGACACTCAAAAAAAGCGCATTCCCATTCATATACTATTTATATTATTAATTATTGCCGCTGGATCATTATTCGGTATAGCGATCTATTCCACCATTATTAAACCCGAATTAGTTGGTGATTGGAAATTTCTTTTACGAATCTCAATGAGTGCAATCGCACTTGGTGCCGCCGTTGTTTACTATATAAAATGGAATGACAATTGGTTTCGAAGGCACTCTGATGAAGAATTCCGGCTAAAACGTCTTGCTCTTGATATTGATCGAGTAAATTTGATAACAGAGATGGCTTTAGAATTTAAAGATGAAGAAGGCCTTGTTATACCTTCAGAACTTATAGAAAGTTTTACGAAAGGACTATTTACTCAGGAAACAAAGGACTTGCCGGCAAAGCATCCAAGCGAAGATTTAGTCTCAGCACTAATAGGTGCTTCAGAGGGATTAAGACTAAAGGTGCCAGGGTTTGGTGAAATAACGCTCGATCGTAAAGGTATAAGATCGTTAAGAAAATCATTGTCATATAAAGATCAGAAAAAGAATAACCAAAACAAAGCCTGATATATTACCTCGATCTTGCATGAATTAGAAAATAATAATTGAAAAACCATCTGGGTCCCCTGTAATAATTGGGTTTAGGACCAACTAAAACCAAAAACAGGAGGTACCCAGATGGTAAAAC